AACAGCAGCTACTGCAAATACGCTGGCAAATACAGCGAAAAATACCGCTGATTCTGCATTAACCAAAGTCGGGGAAGTCAATAGCGAGCTAGAAACAGCCAATCAGGAAATAGATGCTTTGCAGGCAAATCTGGAAACGCTGTCCAATGAAATGACGACCAGCTACGCCAAAAAAAGTGATCTGACGCAGATCAGCACAGATCTGGGAACCCGGATCGATCAGAATGCGGCACAGATCAGTTCAACGGCAACGAAAGTAGACCAGGTAGAGATCAATGCCAGCACGGCCATTTCCGATGCGGCAGCAGCCAAGACAGTAGCCGATCAGGCGCAGGAGGCGGCCAATGCAGCGCAGACAAAGTATACCGAACTGAAAAACAGAGCGGATGCGACGGATGAAGAAGTTGCGGCGGCTAAGGCTGCAGCGGATCAGGCACAGGCAGACGCTACAGCGGCAGGAGACGCGGCAGCAGCGGCACAGTCCGCAGCGAACAGTCTGGCTGACCGGGTGACGTCGGCAGAAACCAGCATAACTCAGAACGCCAATGCCATTTCGTCATTGGCAACTAAGGTCAGCAAGATGCGGATCGGCGGCAGGAACTACGTTCTGGATTCGATGGATCCGCAGGTATCCGCAGAAACGCTGGTCGGCAGTTACGAATTGTCTGAGGACTGGGAGGTGGGTGAAACCTATACCCTGTCTTTTGAGGCTACCAAAACGGCCGGAACCTTTGCAGCATACCGTGATAATGGATATGCGATGATTCTGGATAATCTGGCCATTAACGCAGATACTGGACGCTATGAATACACATTCACTTGTCCGGCGGCATATGCCGGCGAACCGGCGCAGGCTGCCAATGTACTGACCATTCACAATTTGCCAGCGTCGGCAGCGCATAACTGCACTGTGCGGCTGGTAAAGCTGGAAAAATCGAATACATCATCTGATTGGACGCCAGCACCAGAGGACAATACGCAGTTTGTCAACGAAACCATCAGCAATGCGACCACAAATATTTTGCAGACCGCGGAAAACGTTACCATTTCCATTTTGCAAGGGTACACGACAACAACGGATCTGGAATCCTATAAAGAAGAAGTGCAGAACTTGTTTAAGGCAAATTCAGACGGCTTTCAGTTGGAATTTAACCAGCTGGAGGAACGGATCAATGATGTGGGTAACGAAATCGTTGAACGAAACCAGTTCATTCGTTTGGAGCAGGGAAACATTATCATTGGCAAATCGGACAGCCCAATACAGGCGAAATTCACTAATGATGCGCTGGAGTTCAAATATAACGACCAGACTGTTGCGAAGTTCACCAACGAGGTGCTGGAGGTGCGAAACATCGCCGTGCAGAACCAGATTCGATTTGGGGACAACTGGGCAATACGTCCGGGAGCCCATATCGAAGGCAAAGGCAACAATTTAAATGATGTATGGATCGGAGGTTAGAACAAAATGGCATTATCGGCATGGATAGAATTATCATGTTCATCACAAAGTATTGCAGGGAATTATTCAAATGTGTATGTCAAGTTCGTAGCTAAGACTACAAATAATACGCACAACGATAATAACAAGTCCGGATACATTAAAGTAAATGGATCTCACTACACAAGTTTTACTCACAAGTTGCCCAAGACATCAACGACCATATTGTGGAGCGGTACGATCACGGTCTATCATAACAGTAATGGAGCCGGTTCAGTTAGCGTCTCTGGTGGCTATGAGGCAAGCGTTGGCGGCTATTCTACAATAACAGCATCGAATTCTCTGACACTGCCGACAATTCCGAGAGT